CCATGTTATCTCCCTCGCCACATCTGCCATGTTGGTCGATGCGCGGGTGACGGTGTGGACTGGCACGAAGCAGGACAGCGAGATAAGCGAGGAGGTCACGACTGCCAAGAAAGCAGAGCGTGACTCGGGCAAGTTCGTGAAGCACTTGCTTGCGAATTGTCCAGAGCATAAGCGTTGCATGAACTACCGCCAGATTGTCTACAACTGGATGCAGCGACGTTCGTATGACTGGGCGGGATCGCTACGCTTGCTACCTGTCGTGGACTACCCGAAGTTCATGAAGGAGTACACGCAACACGAGAAGACGTTCTACGAGTTGGTGGACACATTCATCCAAGCGTACCCGACCATCGTGAGTAACCGTGCGTTCGCCTTGGGTGACATGTTCGACAGGAACGACTACCCCGACCCAGCGGAAGTGCGTAGCAAGTTCACGATTAACTTGTACCGCTCAGAAGTGCCGACCGGGGATTACCGGGTGGCTATCGCGCAGGATGCCGTCGATGACTTGGCGGTGACCTACGAGCGACAGGCACGGAGTCTGGTCGAGACGGTGCTGACTCAGCAGAAGGATCAGTTGGTAGACATCATGAAGACACTTGCTGAGAACTGTGCTGTGGAGACCATCAGCGAGAACGGTGAGTTGAAGGTCAAGCGGAAGAAACTGTACGAGTCCACGCTGACACGAGCGCAGGAGTTATGCGAGACCTTCCGTGACTTCAACATCACACGAGATAACGAGTTGGAGACCGTGCGTACAGAGTTGGCACGAGTTGTGGGTGGGCTGACCATCGACAAGTTGCGCGACAGCGATACCACACGCACCGTCGTGCATGAGGAGTTGACCGACATCCTGAAGAAGTTCGGTCTGTAAGGTAAGTGTGTTTCCGTACATAGAGTAACTACATCTGGAGGATATTGTTATGGCTATTCAGTTCATCGAGCCGTGGAGCATCAACGACCTGCGTAAGTCCGTGCCGTTGTATGCGGAGGAGTTGACCATCATCGCCATGGGCGAACCCGGTGTCGGCAAGTCGAGCGTGTTGGGTGGCATCGCTGAGGACATGGGTGACAAGTGGCGCAAGGTTGGCGACGACTATCCTGATGACAAGTACGACTACATCTATGTTGACTGCGCGGTGCGTGACCTTGGCGATACCGTGATGAGCGTACCGGACAACGAGCGCACCCGACTCATGCAGTTGGTGTCTGACTTGTTCAGGTTGGACAGTCCCAAGCCGAAGGTCATCATGCTTGACGAGTTCATGAAGACTCCGAAGTTGCTGCAAGCAATGTGGACACGACTCATGCTTGAGCGTTGCGTAGGTGATTCACCGTTGCCCGAAGGTAGCATGGTGTTTGCTACGAGTAACAACGAGAGCGACGGAGTAGGCGACACTCAGTTGGCACACTCTGGCAATCGCACGATGCGGGTACGAGTACGCAAGCCGAACGCTAACGAGTGGCTGACATGGGCGGGTAATAACAACATACCTACCGTGATCCGTGCATGGGTTGCTATGAACCCGTCTGCACTCGCGTCTTACCTTGATGGTGGGCAGGATGATAATCCGTACATCTTCAATCCCAGTAAGCGTGAGTTGTCGTTCGTGTCTCCTCGCAGTCTCGCCAAGTCTAGCGTGGTGGTGCGTAACCGTGAGAAGGCAGGTGACCGGGTGACGGAGACGGCACTCGCAGGTGTTATCGGTGCAGCAGCAGCCAAGGACATGACTGTCTTCATGAAGTTGGAGCGCGACTTGATACCGGTGAGCAAGGTCATCGCAGATCCTACGGGAGTTCCACTTCCTGATAACAAGTCTGCCGTGTTCCTCATGACATTCAACGCCATCGACACCATCGAGACGCAGGATGACCTGAGCAGTTTCATGCAGTTCATCGAGCGCGTGAAGTCCGTCGAGATTGAGTCGCTGTTCTTCACCATGTGTATGCAGAGTAAGCGTGTGGTGCGACTTGCCAAGAACAACAAGCGCATCATGGAGTGGGCGAAGGACAACTACGAGTTGCTTGTTTAATCGGAGGAGTTATGAGCGCAGTAAGAAAGTATGACGCAGAGTTCGAACTCAAGAGAGCGCACGTTGATTTGCTCAAGCATCGTGAGACCTGCCAGTACGCGGGAATCATCATGATGGGCGAGAGCAGCGTGGTGCATGATGCCAAGGCATGTAAGACCGCTTACACCGATGGTATCAACAAGCGTTATGGGGCGGCTTTCATGGAGACGCTGACTCGACCGCAGATCGCAGGACTTGTGCTGCACGAGAACTTCCATGTGTTGCTCAAGCATCTGCCACGCCATCGTGACCTGATGAAGAAGAACGCGAGACTTGCCAACGTGGCGATGGACTATGTTGTGAATGACATGATCCATGAGATTAAAGACAAGTCCGTCGTGCAGTTGCCGCCCGGTGCGCTGTATCACCCGATGTTTGCCGGGTGGTCTGTGCGTCAGGTGTACGACTACCTTGAGAAGGACATGGAGAAGAACGGTGGCGGTGGCATGGGTGAGGGTGAGCCGCTAGATGAGCATGACTTCGATGCCGTCGAGGAGATGACACCGGAAGAGTTGAAGGAACACGATGAAAAAGTACAAGAGGCCATCCATCAAGGCGGGATGTTGGCGGGCAAGTTCGGTAACAAATTGCCACGACAAATTACTGACCTGATGAAACCGGAGATTAACTGGGCTGAAGTCCTGCGCGACTTCTGGACTAGTGCGATGCGCGGCTATGACGAGTACACCTACGCACGCATGAACCGTCGCAGGTTGGCAGATGATTTGTACCTACCAACGATGTATTCCGAAAGGATCGGGCGCGTCGTGTTGGCTATCGACACATCCGGCAGTATCGGACAGGAGCAGTTGAATCTTGTGGCATCCCAAATCATCCAGTTGTGCGACACCATGCCGCCCGATGAGATTGTGGTGCTGTGGTGGGATACCGAGGTACGTGGTAAGCAAGTCTTTACCGATAGCACCTACGCTAGTCTCGCTACGCTTCTCAAACCTGCCGGAGGCGGTGGTACGAGGGCATCGTGCGTCAGCCAATACATGAACAAGCACAGCATGACCGCTGATTGCGTGATCGTGTTCACCGATGGACACATCGAGTGTGACGTTGATTGGAAGGTGACATCACCTACGCTGTGGCTCATCGACAGGCATGGTCACAGTAACTTCAAGCCGCCTGTGGGTACTCAGAAAGTCAAGGTCAACAAGTAAGGAGATATGTTATGAACACCAATGCACAGTCCGCTCCCCCATTTTTCTTAACCGATGTATATGACGATGTTACGAAGAAAGAAATTATGTCCAGTCGGTTCTGGCCGATTATCGTGGCATCAATCAACCACATCAAAGACTCCACCGATTCGTTGGTGGTCGGTGGGATTAAGCGGTTCTCGGACAGCAGTGTAATCAGTTCGGTAACGCTGACTAACCGTGCCGGATTGAATGTTGTAAGCATGTACGCAGACTCGACTGACCCTAAATCCACTATCCATTTTGGTGGGGTGTACGAGGCTACCCGTCAAAACGGGCACCACAACATTCATGACTCAGTCAAGAGCAACAACGTCAAGTATATCATCCGCAAGATTAAAGACCCGCAGGGAGATCCGATCAACACGCTGAATAACAGATGGGCTGAGGCTAAAAATTACTTCGCAGAGCAGGTGTCTGCCTTAATCAGTCGTGGGTTGCGTAACGGCGGTGCGATAGGTTCCGAGATACGAATCACGCTCAACCAAGATGCAGTCACGGCTCTGACTAAAGTTCACATGGGTGGCATGAACAAGATGGACGTTCCAGATTTTATTCTGGCGCACATCGAGTCGCAGTACCGCATGTACCTTGATAAGCATAAGAAAGCGTTGACCTGCGCCGAGGATATCAAGCAGATGTTCGGTAACGATAAGTGGGTGCTGCTTAGCGATATGAACCATGGTGCTGTCATCGTAGGAGCCGTAAGCAGGCAACCGTTAGCGGATGCTGTGAACATCTTCATGAAGACAGGTGAGTTGCCCGTCATACACAAGTTCAAGTACATCGATGCCGTGGTGCCGTTCAAGCGATACAAGTCGTTCAATGACATTGACGAAGATATCCGGCGGGACATCGAGATGCAGTTGACCATGTTGAAACTACATACCAAGTCAGATGGGCCGCTCGTACCGACCTCCGACAGTATGCAGCATGGTGAGCATGTTTACACAGACTTGGGCGCGATGACCTCCGGTTCGTACATGACCTCGCCCTTGATCATCGTGGACAAAACTATATGAGTAAGTTGGAGTTACATGTTCCGGTGGATGGCGCGAGATACTACTTACCGGTGCGCGTGGGTAGCAAGACCGTAACTGTGTGGGTAGCAGAAAACTATTGTAGGTATTTCGCACGTAGCGAGTTACCGGACTGGCTCAAAGAACGACTCGCTATGATCATGGCATGTGATAACAAACATCTATCCACTAGGGACAAGATGGACTACGCAGTCGCACCGAACGGTGTGGTGTTGAGGGCAGCATACGAGTCGAGCAAGCGTGAATGTCCTGAAGGGTTCGAAGACATAGGGTGGCGTGTGAATGACAAATACTTTTACGTGGTGGCAGATAGTACCTATGTAGATGAGTTGAAGGTTGGTGCTGAACGTGTAACGGAGAAACTGCGATGACTCCAGAGGGCAAAGTCAAAGCGAAGGTCAAGAAAGTTCTTGCGGAGGTGGGCGCGTACTACGCCATGCCGATGGGAACTGGTATGGGTTCTTCTGGCGTCCCAGATTTTTTAGTTTGTAAAGGAGGGTTGTTCTATGGTATAGAGTGTAAGGCAAATGGCAATAAACCAACTGCGCTTCAAGAAACGAACCTGAAACGCATACGCGAAGCCGGTGGGATTGCGCTAGTGATTGATGAAACCAATGTTGATACTTTGAAACAGGAGATGTGTTGTGAAAGATAAGACTACGAAAGCCGCTAAGATTCTTGCTCTTACTGAGAAGGGTGGGTCAGTCAAAGATATCGCCAAGGCTGTGAAGTGCGATGATGCCTACGTGTACTACGTGCGTTGGATGAATAAGAACAAGAAGAAAAAGCCGTCGAAGATTGTGGAGGCGGTAAAGCAGACTCAGGCTGACTTGAAGTTGCCGCGCATCAAGCGAGACGAGAAAGCGGAGGCGTGGAAGAAAAAGAATCCGTGGTTTGGAGTTGATGAAAACAAGACCGCGTACGCTCTCAAACTGCATGAAAAGTTGGTCAAGGAAGGAATTGATCCAAGGTCAGATGCGTACTACACACGGATAAATAAGGAAATTAAACTTCTCGATACGGTAAACCAACCGCCGCACTACACAGACGGCGGCGTTGATACGTTGACCTACATCGAAGCCAAAGACTTGAACTACCGACTCGGCAACGTGGTGAAGTACATAAGCCGCTGCGGTAAGAAGTTGAATTCAGATCCATTGCAGGACTTGATGAAGGCTCGCTTTTATCTTCAGCGTGAGATCGACATTCGGAGAGAAGCGTAATGTTCCGCGCCATCAGATCGTGGTGGCGACAACGTAAACTTGATGTCATGCGGGAGTGGGGGCGTGTCCCCCCTCCCAACTGGCGCTGCTCACGAGGTGGGAGGGAATACTGGTGAACAGCAAAGACGAAGACGAAGCCTTTGAAATCGAGATGTCGGCACACCCTTGGGGGTACGGACAGCAACGTAAAGAAGACTTTGAATTCGCCATGGCTGCTATCCGTATGCACGGACTTTGGAATGAAGCGTTGGTGATCATGAATGAGATTCAACGACTCAAGGCTGAACTAGAAGAAGCGAGGAAAAAATCGTGCCCCACGAATACATCAAAGACAGACTGAACCAAGAGATACGGGAGTTGCTGCGTGAGAACTCGCTGCACAAGAACGCGCTGTTCCTCAAGGACAAAGAACTTATTGTCCTGAAAGACAAATTGGCGGAAGCCGACAGCACGATTGATACTCTGAGCGTAATACTTGGCGTTTTATTGTTACTGCTGATTGGCGTGACGATTGCAGCCATCAGGCATTGGGGTGGGATACCGTGACTCCAAATAACGAACAAGAGTTCCACGACTGGTGGAACGGCGACATCTTGCCGACCAATCCGTACCCTAAAGATAGCCCCGTCTTCTGGGCGTGGGCGGGGTGGCAGATGGGTGTTAAGGCAGAACGCGAGGCGTGTGCGAAGGCGTGTGATGGGTGGATGCATGCCAATGGAAATGATTGTGCCGCCGCGATTCGGGCGAGGGGGGAGTAAGGTGGGAACGGAAGAAGACATACTTGATCTGATCCGTTCGTTGCCCGATGAGATGAACGACTTCTCCACTACGACGGAGATGAAGTTTCTGACGGTAGGCAGCGTCCTTTGGGCGTGTCGTGATGAAATCATGTACCTGCGTAGGCGGGTGAGGGAGTTGGAAAATGGCCAAAAGAGTAAAACTAAGAGCAAAGTCCGTTAGGGACTGCGTCAATTATCCGATAGCCGACCCTGTTCGGGAGAAGGCATGGGACAGGTTCATACGGAGTTGGGACGGTAAAACCATGAGACATTCGTTCCCCAAGGATGAACATGGAGCCAGATTCCCGCTTGGCGGGTGCTACTACGAACTGTGGTGCATCGCTTGGGAGTTTGCGTGGGACGCAGGGTGGCGTAAGCGGTGGGAAGTAGAGGCGAAGGAAGCCGAGGAAGCAAAAAATGCAACGCTCAAAAAAGGTAAGAAAGTGCCCTGAGTGCAAGCGGGTGTTCGCCAACCCCGAATCGTTTCGTATGCACAAGTTAAAAGGCATCGGGTGCAGGACAGCAGAAGGACTGATAGCCCGAGGCTACATAGTGATTGATGGGAAGTGGATAAATCAAATTAAATGAGGAGGTGTTATGAGTTTCGTGGCGCTTGATTTCGAGACGTACTACGCCAAGGACTTCTCTCTGTCCAAGATGACTACCGAGGAGTACATCCGCGATCCTAGGTTTGAAGTTATCGGAGTGGGGCTGAAGATAGACGACGCGCCAGCCGAGTGGTTTACCGGAACCCACCAAGAAATCAAAGCAAGATTAGATAAGATTGACTGGTCTGAGTCGGCGCTGCTGTGTCACAACACACAGTTCGACGGGGGCATCTTGTCATTCGTGTTCGGTATCGTACCTGCGTATTACTTCGATACGTTGTGTATGGCACGAGCAATTCATGGCGTGGAAGCGGGTGGGTCGCTCAAGGCTTTGGCCGAGCGGTACAGGTTGGGAATCAAGGGTGATGAAGTCATCAATGCTCTGGGCAAGTACCGCAAAGACTTCAGCGCAGAAGACTTGGCGCGTTATGGCGCATACTGCATCAATGACGTAAACCTCACTTACAAATTATTCAATGTGTTGATGTCGGACTACTTCCCGCAGTCGGAACTAGACCTGATCGACATGACGCTGCGTATGTACACGCAGCCGGTGCTGCAAGTGAACGATGCTTTGCTCATCGAGAGACTGGAGGAGATTAAGCAGGAGAAAACAGAACTTCTGTACAGTCTCAAGGCCAACCTCAAGTGCGAAACCGAAGAAGATGTACGCAAGAAGTTGGCAAGCAATCCGCAGTTCGCGCAGGTGTTGATTGACCACGGCGTTGAGCCACCCAAGAAAGTAAGTCCGACCACAGGCAAGGAAACGTGGGCGTTGGCTAAGAACGACGAGGGGTTTATTGCGTTATCGGAACACGATAATCCCTTTATCCAACAACTGTGCGCGGTTCGTTTGGGTACTAAGTCCACCATCGAGGAGTCGCGTATCGAGCGGTTCATCGGCATCGGTTCTCGCAATCGAGGTCGGCTCCCTATCCCGTTGAAATATTACGGCGCACATACTGGGCGTTGGGCCGGGTCTGACTCGGTAAACTTCCAGAACTTGCCTAGCCGGGATAAAAAGAAGAAGACGCTGAAGAACTCAGTCTCCGCCCCCGATGGTCACATCGTAATTAACTGTGACTCATCACAGATTGAAGCGCGTGTGCTGGCGTGGCTTGCCGGTCAGGATGATGTGACTGAACAGTTCCGCAAGGGAGACGATGTGTACAGCATCTTCGCTACCAAGATTTATAAGCAGCCTATCAGCAAGGCCAACCCTGTCGAACGCTTCGTCGGCAAGACCTGCATCCTCGGACTGGGTTACGGGACTGGCGCTGCCAAGTTACGTCACACGCTGAAGACTCAGCCGCCGGGCGCAGACTTACCTGAAGATGAGTGCAAGCGCATCGTGGACCTGTACCGTAACACCAACGACAAGATCGTAGAGTTATGGCGCGAGTGTGATTATGCATTAAATTGCATAATGTCTTGGCCTGAAGGCAAGAAGCCTTTCTATCTGGGTGCGCGTAAGTGCGTGACGATTGATAGCAAGGGGGTACGCCTACCCAATGGTCTATACATCCGCTATCCCAACCTGCGGGTTGAGAACGACAAGATTGTCTATGATTCTCGTAAAGGAACCGTGTCGATTTGGGGCGGGGCCATGGTTGAGAACGTGGTACAGGCACTTGCAAGAATCATAGTCGGTGAACAAATGCTGAACATGCGTGACACTTACCGACCCGTCCTGACAGTCCATGACGCAGCCGTGGTTGTTACTCATAAGGATCAGAAGGACGAGGCGCTTGCGTTTATAACACAAGTAATGTCTACTCCTCCTGAATGGGCAGCAGGTTTGCCGGTCGCTTGCGAAGCCAAGTACGGCGAGTCCTACGGAGAATGTTAGTTATGACTGAATCAAGACTTGATGAGATGCGTAGGCAAGTAGCAGAGTTTCACGCTAAGCATCCCGAAGTGTGGCGGCTCTTTGAGCAGTTCACGTTTCAGATGATCGGGCGTGGGTTCAAACACTACTCCGTTAACGCGGTCTTTGAGCGTATCCGATGGGAGATGGATGTCGGAGGAGATGGTATTGATACGTTCAAATTAAACAATAACTACAGAGCGTTCTACGCTAGACGGTTTATGAAGATACACCCGCAGTATGACGGGTTCTTCAGGACTAGGGTACAAGTATCCGACCACCGCCCTGCTACTAGGATGCCTGAATTAACCCCGCAAGATTACCAATGATTCAATGGAGTTATAGCAGTCTCAAGGAATTCTTGAACTGCCCCAAACAGTATTACCACTTGAAGGTAGCGAAGGACTATCAGAAACAGACTACGCCTCAGATGTTCTACGGGAGCGAGGTACACAAGGCGCTTGAAGATTACGTTCGTGAAGGCAAGCCTCTCGCCAAGAACTACGAGTTCATCAAGCCTGTGCTTGATGAGTTGTTAGCGATACCCGGTGAGAAGTATCCAGAACACAAGATGGCGTTGACCGTCGATAAGGAGCCGTGTGACTTTGATGCTGAGAACCGATGGGTACGTGGCATCGTTGACCTGCTGATTGTTGATGGTGAGACTGCTTACATCATCGACTACAAGACTGGCAGCAACCGATACCCAGACCCGAAGCAGTTGAAGTTGATGGCGTTGATGACTTACGCGCACTTCCCAGCGGTCAAAAGAATCAAAGCAGGTCTGTTGTTTGTACTGAAGAACACTTTCATACCTGAAGAGTATCAACGAGACGAGTCTGAAAACCTTTGGAAAGGGTTCATCAACGACACCAACCGGCTAAAACTCGCCTACGAGAACTCCATGTGGCCTCCGCAGCCGACCGGTTTGTGTGGGTGGTGCCCCGTTAGTAGTTGTAAATTTCACCGGGAGAGGTAGTTATGGACGCAAATGAATACGATATCGAGTTGCAAAAACTTAAACTTCAACTCAGAAAGACTCGTGATCGAGTAGATTATCTCAACGATGAGATTAGCATTCATAAATCGGTGATTCATGCGTACAAGAACAAGCACTCAGGTTTGCTTATCAGTTACGACCGATTGGTGAATAAGTTCGAAGCCAACTTTAAGTTTCATTCGTACATCAAGGATGTACTGGATCAGACCGCAGACTTAATGGAGAACTGCAATGCCGTACACGAAGACTCCGAGACCGTACAAACACGAGTACCAGATGCAATTAAAGCGCGGCGAACACGAGCGCCGGATGGAACGGCAACGCGCAAGAAACGAGTACGACAAGAAGGGTGTCAGCCGGAAAGGTAAGGACGTTGCTCATGTGAAGGCGCTGTCCAAGGGCGGCAGCAACCGCGACGGTACCCGCCTAGAGGCTCCTTCCAAGAACCGTTCTTTCGCCAGAAAGTCTAACGGAAAGATGAAGTAGTGCAGGGCGTGTGCTATAAATTAACTCCGCTAAGCACAAGGCGTGAGTGTGTATTAGCGGGGAGTCTTACGTCACCCTCTCTGCTCCCCATGCGGATTCATAACACCGCTCAACCGCGTCTGTTGATGGCAGGACCAAACGATCATTGGGTCGCCTCCACCCTGAGCATCAGCCGTCTCGCCCACGTTACGGGCTTTAATTCTTAACGAGAACGGTCATGGAAATCGTTGAAAACACGCTTTTAAAAGTCACGGTTCCTTACAGTATTGCTGATTCAGCGATACAGTCGATTGAGAAGTGCGAACTGCTTGCAGAGTACGGCACCAACAGGCAGGTTGCTGTTTACTGGGGCCACGACGAGGCTGAGCGTCTCGCTCAAATCTTTGATGCAGGACAGCCCAACCCGAAGATTCCCGATGTGCCGTCACCTATCTTCCGTGACTACAACTGGCCGGGGATCCACACGCCGTTCAAGCACCAGAGGGACACAGCGTCCTTCCTCTCGCTACGACATCGCGCGTTCTGCTTCAACGAAGCAGGTACGGGTAAGACCTCCGCAGCAATCTGGGCCGCTGACTACCTCATGAATCTGGGGTTAGTCAAGAAAGCCCTCGTTATCTGTCCGCTATCAATCATGCAGTCCGCATGGCAAGCAGACATCTTCAAGACAGCAATGCACAGGACATGTGGGATTGCTCACGGGACAAGCCTCAAGCGTAAAAAAATCCTTGGTGAGAACTTTGATTTCACCATCATCAACTACGACGGTACCCATGTCGTGTTCAAGGAATTGCAGGAAGCGCGGTTCGACTTGATCATCATTGATGAAGCCAACGCCTACAAGACCTCGACGACCAGACGTTGGAAGACTTTGGCTAAATTGATTACGCCGAGTACTCGGCTCTGGATGATGACGGGTACACCTGCATCGCAGTCACCTGTCGATGCGTTCGGTCTGGCTAAACTTATCTCGCCACAGCGAGTGCCGAAGTTCTCCGGTGCATGGCGCGACAAGGTGATGTACCAACTGACCCGCTTCAAGTGGGCACCGAAGGTCACCGCACAGCAAGAAGTTCATAGTGCCTTACAACCTGCAATCAGGTTTACCAAGCGGGAGTGTCTGGATCTACCGGACGTTACATATCAGACCCGTGAAGTACCTATGAGCCCGCAAGCAGCTAAGTTCTATAAAGAACTAAAGCAGCAAATGTTAATTGAAGCTGCTGGCGAACAGATCAGCGCAGTCAACGCTGCGGCGTCTCTTACTAAACTTTTACAGATTAGCGGCGGCGCTGCCTATACCGACAAGCATCAAGTCATCGAGTTTGACATCAAGCCAAGGCTTAGCGAACTCAAAGATGTGCTTGACGAAACGTCAAACAAGGTTGTAGTATTTGTTCCGTACATACACACGATTGATGTGGTCTGTAAATTCTTAGTTTCGGAGGGTGTTAGCAACGAGGTGATACAAGGCTCGGTCGCACCGCGTAGAAGAGCAGAGATCATATCTTTGTTCCAGACCGCAGAAGACCCGCGAGTGCTTGTGATTCAGCCTCAATCAGCAGCGCACGGTATCACGCTGACTGCCGCAGACACGATTGTGTTCTGGTCTCCGGTGATGTCAGTCGAGACATACCTGCAATGTATCGGGCGCATTGATCGTGTAGGACAGCAGAACAAGATGACGGTTGTGCATCTTCAAGGCTCAGACGTAGAGCGGCGAATGTACAACCTGCTACAGGGCAAAGTAGATAGCCATCAGAAGTTGGTGGATCTCTACAAGCAAGAGTTGGGTGAAACAAACGATGAAGAAGTGGAGGATGTATGAGTTCGGTTAACACAGAGGAATTGGTTGAAGCCTACATCGCGCTTCGTACTGAACGTGATTTGCTTCTCCGCGAGTATGAAGCCAAAGATGAAGTGTTGAAGGAGCAGATGTCTAAGTTGGAGGCCGCACTCCTCGATGTCTGCAACACCATCAACGCTGACAGTATCAAGACTAGTCATGGCACGGTGATGCGTAAGTTGAATGAACGCTTCTTCTGTCAAGACTGGGATAACTTCTATAACTTTGTTCTGAGCAACGAGGCTCCGCATCTGCTTGAGCGGCGCATCCATCAGAGCAACTTCAGGGAATTTTTGAATAGTCATGTCGCTGACGGGTTACCCCCCGGCATCAACGTGATGCGTGAATACGGCGTTTCAGTACGTAAAGCCAGCAAGTGAGGTTTGTATGAGCAACGATATCATTGCAAGTTTGAAGAACGAACTCGCCATCTCAGGTGGCGTTGACGATGACACCCGTGCAGTAGCCGGTGGCGGCGGTGGCGGTGGAATCAAGCGCATCTCCATCAAGGGTGGTGTGTTCCGCAAGTACGCAGGTGGCAAGGAGATTGGTGCCATTGAAGACCGGCACATGAACGTCATCTTCGTGAAGATGGCCCACAACCCGAGCCGTACTTATTACTCTGGGTCGTACAAGGAAGGCGAGAAGACTTCGCCTATCTGTTGGTCATCCGACTCCAAGACCCCCGACGCAGAGGTCAAGAACCCACAGGCTTCCGCGTGTGAGAAGTGCCAATGGTCTGTGAAGGGCAGCGGTCAGGGCGGCAGCGGCACCGGGTGCCGTCTCTCGTGGAGAACTGCTGTTGTTCTTCCGCAGGATCCGGGCGGTGATGTGATGCAGTTGTCGCTCCCCGCTACGTCTTCCTTCGGTAAGGAAGAGGGTGGCAAGTGGCCGTTCCGTCCCTACATCCAGATGCTTGCTAACAACAACATCTCGGCGGGTCGTGTCATCACCAAGATGCAGTTCGACACCAAGTCGCCTGTGCCGAAGTTGTTGTTCTCGCCTGTTGCTCCGGTTCCTCAAGAGGATGTAGATACCGTCCTGCGCCAGAAGGAGTCGAACGCGGCTGAGATGGCTGTCAAGATGACGGTGTTTCAGGCTGACGAAAACGGCAACGGGTCGAGCAGCGCGAAGGAATCTGACGGTGAAGTCGAGGTTGCTCAGCCCATCCTGCGCGAGTCTGCTAAGAAGACGGAGGCGGCTGCTCCTGCGGCAGATGTCTCTGACATCGTAAAGAAGTGGTCTAAGAAGTAAGGAGTCGATATGCCTCGTTCATACGACTACAAGTTCCTTTTGCAACTGCAAAAGTCAGACCCTACCCGCTTGGGGGTGAAACTTGGCCGCGTGTGCGTCGAGGCTAACCTTCCTGCGGCTTACGTGGCTAAAGTTCTTGAGACTTCCCGCACCACGGTTTACTCGTGGTTCCGAGGTCAGGGCGTACGCGAAGAGCGTAGGGCCAGAGTAGAGACGTTCATTGATTTGGTTGAGAGAGACATGAAAGAAGGAGTCCTTCCTGCCTCGACCATACTCGATGCGAAACTCTACTTGCGAGAACTTAGCGGAGGTCTGGTTTGACCTAACCGGCTAGTCAATGACTGTTGGCGGGGGACCGCAGACCCCGCCTTTTTTATCTGTGGGCGGTCATGAGAAAACAATTTTATGAGAAAGCATTACCGTCGCAGGGCGTCTACTGTATATCTGGAATCGACAAGAACGGAAAAATAATCAATCGGTTCGCAGAGACGCTTGGCGATCTCTTAACAACCATAGAGAGGATTGAAAGTGATCAGAACGTATTCGTAGCACTCAACACATTCAACGGGTACAGCCGTAAGGCTGAGTATGCAATCTACTGCAAGTCATTCTTCGTCGATCTGGACGTAGGGGCAGGCAACCCGAAGAAGTATCCTAGCAAGGAGGCAGCACTCGCTGACCTCGCGGACTTCGTGCTGCTGAAAGAACTACCGCCACCCGTACGGGTGGATTCGGGTACGGGCATCCATGCCTACTGGCTGTTCGATAGGGACGTGCCAACCGAGGAGTGGCGGACCTACGCAGGCAAGTTCAAACAACTCTGTTTAGATCATCTCAAGATTGACCCGGCGGTCACGGCTGACGCCGCCCGTATCTTGCGGTGTCCAGAATCCAACAATTACAAGACCGACCCACCGAGCCGCAGTCAGTTTCTTGACACCGAGTTCTTCGAATACAGTTTCGACGAATTCAAGGAGTACCTTGGCAAGGAGGAGCCGACCACTAACTCCATCCTTGATTCCATCCCGAAGGGTATGGATGAGGATACCAAGCGTATCGCCAAGTTAGATAACTACGAGACCACGTTCCAAGACATCGCAGAAAAGAGTCTGAGCGATCAAGGGTGCGCTCAGATTAAGAACATCTTGGTCAATTCCAAGATGCTAGAAGAACCGTTGTGGTACGCAGGGTTGTCCATCGCCCGTCATTGCACGGACTGGGAGACTGCCATCCACTTAATGTCTGAAGACCATCCTGAGTACAACCATGAAGCAACTATTCGTAAGGCTAATCAAGCGTTTGGCAAGCCGTTTTCCTGTGAGAAGTTCAACGAACTCAACCCATCAGGATGCGCTGAATGCCCCTTGCGGGGAAGAATCACTAATCCTCTTGCAGTTGGACGACGACTTAAAGAAGCCGCGCCAGAAGAACTCACCCCGCAGGACTCAGTTCGGATCTCGCAGAATTCCCAAGAGGTTCCGAGTCTACCGCAGTTCTTACTACCCTATGTACGAGGACGAGAGTCAGGAGGAATCTTCTTCGTCCCTCCTTCCAAAGTAGATGAGGATGGGGTCAAGTGGCAGGATGAGCCTGTCTGCATAAGCCAGAACGACCTCGCGCCGTTCAAGCGAATGTTCAGTCCTGCGGATGGCGACTGCCTCATGGTGCGTCACGCCATGAAGAACGACCCGACACGTGAGTTCATCCTACCGATGAAGCATGTGTATGCGACGGACAAGTTCAAGGAGATTCTGAGCAGCAACAGCGTAATGTTCCTGCCAGCGCACACGAATCACTTGGCTAACTACTTCATCAAGTGGAATCAGTATCTACAAAACATGGATAAGGCGGAAATCATGCACATGCAAATGGGATGGACTGAAAACAACGATGCGTTCGTTATCGGCTTGAACGAGATAACGAGCAAGGGAGAAGAGCGCAAGGCAGCGGCCAGTCCGTTGGTGCGTAACATCTCCAAACTGCTCAAGCCGCAAGGTGACTACGATGTCTGGAAGCGGTCGGCCAACGCCCTTGATGAGCGTGGGTTTGAGATGCACCTGTTCGCTCTGCTGTGTGGGCTTGGCTCTCCGCTCATGCGGCTGACCTCCACTAGCGGTGTGATGGTCTCGTTTACTAGCGTCGAGACTGGCAACGCCAAGACGGGTGCCATGTATGCAGGACTGTCAGTCTGGGGAGACCCCAAGGAACTGAGTGTGGTGGATGGCAACGCTACAGATAACGCCTTTATCGGTAGATTGCTGAATCTCAAGAACATCTTCTTCGGGATTGATGAAGCCAGCAACATCGACCCAGAGCAACTGTCCAAGTTGATTCACCGTATCTCTCAGGGCAAGGCCAAGATACGTATGCAGAGTTCGGTCAATGCCGAGCGCGATCTGGAGATGACTGCATCGCTTATCGCCATGGTGACATCGAACCACCCTATGTACGAGAAGTTGCAGAAGATTAAGGCAAGCCCGGACGGCGAAGTTGCGCGTCTTGTGGAGTTTGTTATCGAGCGACCCATGCCTCTCATAGTCAATCCTAGCAGGGGCCGGGAGATATTCGATGAGTTCCGTTACAACTACGGACACGCAGGGCCGGAGTTCATCAAGGAGTTCTTTCGTATCGGTGAGGATCAGGTCAAGGTAATCATGGCAGCGTGGCAGGACAGGTTCCGCAAGGACTTCGGCAACGATACTGGCTACCGCTTCTACGAGAACCTCATCAAGGCAGCATTTACGGCAGGCGAAATCGCAGTAAACGCAGGCATCTTGAGCGTTGATCTGGACAAGGCTTATACGAAGGTTGTATCGAAGATGCTGGAGATCCGTGACAGCACGGCCCACATCAACCAGAATGACTACAAGAACTTGCTTGGCGAATACAGCAACAAGAATCAATCCTCGTTCCTGTTCATGGACGGGGAAAAGATGATTAACACCTACGAGCCACGGCAACTGATTGGGCGTATCGACGTGAATACAGGGATGTACTACGTATCCCGTACCGAGTTCAAGAAGTATCTGGCTGAGTTAAACATCAGCGCCCGACAGTTTGAGATGGTGATGAAGGCTGAGAAGATACTTGTTGGCGCTGAGAAGAAGCGTCTTGGCGCAGGTTGGAAAGGCGGCTCTACGTTCCATCCCATCTGGGTATATGCTTTCAAGACGGATAACGCTGAGGCGTTGGTGAATGAACTCAATAAGGCTTGAGGAACCCGAGTGGCTACTGCCGTTTGAGTTCATGCAGATAGGCGACAGTTTCTTTGTGCCTACTCTCAAGCCCATGGAGATGCTATACATCATCGACACCCGGTCGAAGGTCGCCAAGGTTAAGGTGAAGGCTTACACCTCGTCCAAGGATGGACGCCTCGGGGTGCGTGTATGGCGCGTACGTTAGGTTTCTGGCTCTATCCCGTAGAGTTTGAACGTATCAATTAGACTGCGCTTGGCAAAGTTTTGCATCCGGGTGTTTTCTTTCAACAAGTCACGGCGTTGCTGCTGGTTGAACTGCGAAGACACCCTAATGTACTTAGCATCCTGTTGCAGTCTCTTAAGCTCGCCGTTGATCGCACGGTTGTAGTAATCAACTATATCAGGATCCATCGGATTCTTTTTGATGTACCGACTGTACGCATCAGGCCGCTCTTCTAGAGATTTGAGTAGGCGCTGCTTCTTCTCAATCTGGTTCTTTACATCATCGTATTGCCGGGCATCGTAGTTTGACCGGGTGCCGATAAAACTATCAAGCGGCACAAGGGTACGGTCTAGGTCGTCTACGTTACGCAGTTCACGGTGTCCGCTAGCAAACAGGACGAGATCGTACGTAGAGGAGGATACGCGATTAAGAGCATCAGCATAGTTAGTAGCCCAGAAGTACATGCTGTTCGGGCTGACTTCCACGTTGGTGAAGTCGAAGAAGCTCCGCGCCATGTCCTTGTACAGATCAGGCACGTTGCTGCCGCCGGTAAAGACATCGCTGTATCGGCTCTGACGGTTGTTATAGATCTCGTTACCGAGGTTGTCGGTGTTCATTGCGTACTCTACGACGGGTCGCAAAGCAGACGGTGTTACTGAGTCAACAAGGAAGCCGGTGAAGTTATCAAAGACGTTGATGTTCGACTTGGGTATCGGAATGAACGAGTCAAACGCTATGTTGATAATGTTAGCCGTGAAGTCCTTAAAGGATTCGTTACCAGCAGCCAATGCTGCGACCTGCGCTCCCATAGCGCCAAAAGCCGAGATACCAAAGCCCCACGGGATCTGAAGGAACGTTTCCTTACCAAATATCGGAAGTCTGGCGTAACGAGTCC